GCTGGGCGGCCAGTTCCAGAATGCGCTGGTGCGAACTGTGCATGCCGCCATGATGTTGCGATATGTCGGTAGATGTCAATAACTACCGATGATCTTCACCCGCACGCCTAACGCCGGGGTCATGGCCGGCGGACAGCCTGAAGCTCCCAGGTTGGCGGATGCGGGTTCCTGGAGTTGCAGAGGGTTGAACAGTGCGTGATTACGGGAAGGTGCACACCACATTCTGGTCTAGCACCACGATCCGAGGGCTGAGTGAGGACGCCAGGGTGCTAGCGCTGTACCTGTTGACCAGCCCTCATGGGACGATTGCTGGCGTGTTTCGGCTGCCAGATGGGTACGCCTGCGAGGACTTGCAGTGGTCTCCCGAAAGGGTTCGCGAAGGGTTCCGGGAACTGTTCGCTAACGGTTTCGCTAACCGTTGCGAAACCACGAAATGGGTGTGGATCGTCAAGCATTTCGACTGGAACCCGCCGGAGAACCCAAACCAGCGGAAGGCGGCGGCCAAAATTGCCCGGACGATCCCTGACGAATGCGTCTGGAAGCCTGATTTTATGCGGGTTTACGGCGATTCCCTCGGGATCGAATGGAACCAGGACGCAAACCGTTCCGAAACCGTTCCGAAACCGTTCGCTAACCAGAAACAGGAACAGGAACAGGAACAGGAACAGGATAAGAGAAGCGCGCGCAAATCCGCGCGCACTCCCTCCGTCCAGTTTTCGACATGGGTTAGTTCTCTGACGGAGGGCGAGGACGCGATCCCTCCCGATGACCCGGTTTTCCGTTTCGCAGCCGATGCGGGGATCCCGGATGACATGCTGGCGCTGGCCTGGTCGTGGTTTGAGCGGACGTACACCGGGAGCCGGAAGACGAAGCGGTACTCCGACTGGCGGCAGGTGTTCCGCAACGCGGTGCAGGGCAACTGGGGTAAGCTGTGGCGGTTCACGGCTGACGGTCAGTGCGTGCTGACGTCCGAGGGCGAGATGCTCCGGCGAGCGCTGGAGGCCAAGGCGCGGAGGGCCGCGGCATGAGCGCAATTGACACTCGCGCCGAGGTCGAGCGCATGGCGGCGCTGTACGGCCACGATGAGGCCGAGCCGGTCCGCGTCCCGCCGCAGTCCGTGCAGGCCGAGCAGGCGGTGTTGGGCGGCCTGCTACTGGTGCCGGAGGCGTGGCCGGTGGTATGCGACCTGCTGGCGGAGGGGGATTTCTACCGCCGCGACCACCAGCTGATCTGGCGGGCGGTGGAAGCGCTGGCGACGGCGGGGCGTCCGTTCGACGCGGTAACGGTGGGCGAGTGGTTCGAGTCGCAGGGGCTGTCGGAGCACGTGGCGGGGGGCGCCTACTTGATCGAGCTGGCGACCACCACACCGTCGGCGGCGAACATCCGCGCTTACGCCGAGATCGTGGCGGACAAAGCCCGGCTTCGCAGGTTGATCGAGATCGCCACGGAAACGGCGAACGCGGCGTTCGATCCGCAGGGCCGGATGAGCGACGATTTGCTCAACGAGGCCACGCGTCGGCTGTCCGAATTGCAGCCAGCGCAGGCGGGCGGGTTGCGTCGTGTCGCCGACGGGCTGTCGCCGTGGTTTGATCGGTTTTCGTCGCTGTACGAGAGCGGCGACCGGATGACCGGGCTGCCGACGCAGTGGGCTGGCGTCAACGAGGTTACGCATGGGCTACAGCCGGCGACGCTGTATCTGATCGCAGCGCGCCCGAGCATGGGCAAATCGGTCTGGGGGTTGAACCTGGCGACGTTCCTAGCGATGCGCGGGAAGGCGGTCGGGTTTTTCTCGCTGGAGATGTCGATGTCGGATTGCATCGCGCGCGCGGTGTCGTCTCTGACGGACGTTCCTCACGATTGGATCATTGCACCGAACGCGGAAGACGACGATGGCTATACGTCGCGGCTGACGCCGGCCATCGCGGATCTCAAGCGGGCCCCGCTGTACATCGATGACACGCCGTCGCTGACGGTCCGGCAGTTCGAGGCCAGGGCGCGGAGGATGCACGCTAAGCAGCCGCTGGACTGCCTGATCGTGGACCACATTCACGATTTCAAGATCGACCCGAAGCTGGCTCGGTTTGAGTTCGGCGAGATCGTGCAGCGCGGGAAGACGCTGGCGAAAGAGTGGGGCATCCCGGTTGTGATGCTGGCGCAGTTGAACCGAAACGTTGCGGGCAGGACGGACAGGCGGCCGACGCTGGCGGACCTGCGCGAGTCTGGCGAGCTGGAGCAGAAGGGCGACGTGATCGCGTTCTTGCATCGTGAGGACTACTACGACGACACAACGCATCTGCGCGGCGTTGTCGAGCTGCACTTTGCCAAGGGGCGGAACATCCGCGCGGGCGCGCGGGTGCACCTGCGCAATCGATTCGACGTGATGCGCCTGGATGATTGGGAGGGGCCGCTTCCGCAAGCGCCCGAGCCAGTCTCAGAGCGGAGGCCGCGCGGGTTCCGTGCGGGGTTCGCATGATCGCCCGCTGCCACCTTCGCGCACTGGAGCAGGCGGCGAGACTGCCCCGCGATGCGGAGAAATTCCGGGAGCTGCTGGAGTCGTTCCCGGCGGTGTGCCCGCACAACGATTGCAGCGCGCCGAGCTGCCGGGTTGCGGTTGCGGACCTTTTGCGGCAGGCTTGGATTCAGAAGGGGAGGAAGTAATGCGAGTGGAAGTGATCGGAAATGCCACGCTGTATCTGGGCGACTGCCGCGACATTCTGCCCACGCTTCCGAAGGTGGATGCGGTGATTACGGACCCGCCGTATGGGATATCCGCCAACAAGATGACGCTCGGCAAAGGGAAGAAGGGCTTCTATCGAGGCGGCGCATGGGATGAAGAGCGGCCGGATATCGCCTGGATACCTGGCTGCGCGCGCTGGTTCTGCGTGTGGGGTGGTAACTACTTCGCCGACGTGTTGCCACCCACCAACGACATCCTTGTCTGGCACAAGCTGAACGACGGCCGCTCGTTTTCAGAGTGTGAGTTCGCATGGACAAACGCAGGGAAGCAGGCCCGCATCCGTCAGCACCATTGGTCTGGCGAGGAAAAGAGCCACCCGACTCAGAAGCCATTGGCGGTCATGGAGTGGTCCCTCGGTTTCTTCCCCGAGGCGCAGTCCGTTCTTGACCCATTTATGGGCAGCGGCACCACGGGGGTTGCCTGCATGAACCTTGGCCGCCAGTTCATCGGCATCGAGATCGAACCCAAGTACTTCGACATCGCCTGCCGTCGCATCGAGGACGCACAGCGTCAGGGGAGGTTGATCGAATGACTGAGCCCTGGCAGGAAATGCTGAGCGACGAACAGCGCCGGCTGTTCAACGCGGCGTGCGGCGACCTGTCGCGTTGCATGACGTGGCACGGGTTCCGGCTGAGCAAAGACGATTGGAGGCACTTCATCTCCGGCACGATTCTGGGCTGGCGGCTGCTGCCGGGGATCGACCGGGGCGAGGGCGCGCCGGGCTTCGTGATGCTGGGCGGGTCGAGCCTCGACTTGACGAAGGCCCAATGCACGGAGGCGATCACGCTGGCGTTTGCGATCGGCGACCAGCCTTGGGAATACGACCCGACGCAGACGAAGCCTGTGCGCTGGAGCGACGTAGTGCTGTTGGCGCGCGGAATCAATCCGCGAGAGGAGGCCGCATGAGAACGAAAAACGCCAAGGCAATCACCCGCGCCGAGGCTGCCCACATGGCGCGTGTGAAGGAATCGGGCTGTGCGGTGTGCGGTGCGGGCGGGATCGTGGAGGCACACCACATCAAACAGGGCCGGCACTTCACGACGATCGGTTTGTGCCCGGACTGTCATCGGGGGCCGATGGGGATTCACGGCGACCGGACCATGTGGAAGATTCACAAGATGGACGAGATCGACGCGCTGAATGAGACGTTGAGGAGGGTGCTGGGATGAAGCAATGCACGCGCTGCGGACAGAGCAAGCCGCTCGACATGTTCAGTCCGTACAAGAATTCGAAGGACGGCCGGCACTCGCACTGCAAAGCGTGCCGTAGCGAGTACGCGAACGCCCGCAAGAAGCGGGATCGGAAATTCCCGAACCGGGTGAAGGCCCCGAACCGTGACGAGATTTGGCCCAGGCCGCTGACTGAGCAGCTGCTGGACCTGAAGGCGCGCAACTGGCGCTATCCCGTGAGCGCGGGGCAACTGGTGTGGAGGATCTGATGGGGGGTACATACTCGCGCGACAATGGCAAGCGTGGCAAGCTGAGGCGGTGGACGGTGCCGGAGATCCGGTCTCTTGGCGGCGGATGCGCTTTGCAGGTGGCGGCCCGGCTCGGGCGCAGTCCGCGCGCTGTTCAGGACAAGGCGCGATCCATCGGCGTTGAGCCTCCCAGGATGCCGCACGCCTGCTACTGGCCTAAGGCTACGAAGGCTCGGGCGCTGGCGATGCGGTCAGAGGGGCGCTCGCTGGCGAGTATCAGCAGGGCGACGGGGGTGCCGGTGGGGACTTTGCGGCATTGGGTTTACGGTGAACGTAACAGGGGGAGGTCATGAGCGGGGCGTACTCTCGCAACAAGGGGGCGCGTGCCGAGCGCGAGCTGTGCGGACTGCTCCGCGAGTATCTCGGGGTCGAGGCTACGCGGAACCTGAAGCAGTACCAGAAGGCGCAGCACGGAGACGTGGAGCAGCTCATCGGGCCGTATCTGCTGGAGATCAAGAACCAGGCGAGGCTTTCGCTTGGCGCATGGTGGGATCAGGCGAGGCGTGCGGCGGGTGCGCGTGGTGACTGCCTGCCGTGCGTGGCGTACCGGCTGCCGAATCGCGGGCTGTATGACCGCTGGCGGTTCGTGGTGCCGGACGAGCGGAATCCTCGCCACGAGTGGGAACTGGATTACAGGTACACGGCGGACCTTGGTCTGGAGGCGTTCGCTGTGCGGGTGCGGGAACATATCGGGGGCTGACATGGCTTTCACTGAGCAGACCGTCAAAGAGATCGTGCGCAATGCGGAGTGTGACGGCGCCCCCCCGTCCATTGCGATGCGGCTGGAGGCTGACCTGTTCGAGGTGCTACACGCCCACCGCAGGCGTATGGATCGCATCAACCGGCACAATGAGGTGCTTGGCATCGTGGCGAAAGCGCACTACAACGTGACCCGTGCTGCGGAGATGCTCGGTGTGTCGCGCGAGGCGATCTACAAGCACCTGAGAAAGTCAACCGAAGTGCATAGCGGAGTTGACACAGAAGACGCTTAGATGGGAGCAACGTAGAACCGCGAGGACGCGGAATGCTTCCCACCGATAGCGACGAGCGCAAGACCTACCCGCTGTACTCAGGACTCTTCGCCTATTTCCCGGCTGCGCTGGCGGCAATCGCCCATCACAGCTACGTCAACAACGAGAAGCACAACCCCGGCGAGCCGCTTCACTGGAACCGCGCAAAGTCCGCCGACGAGGCGGACGCACTGCTGCGGCACCTGATGGAAGGGGACTACGTGGGCATGGCGTGGCGAGCGCTGGCCCTGCTCCAGAAGCACCTGGAGGCCGAGGGCGCGCCGCTGGCACCGGGCGCGGTGGCACCTGAGCGCACCGTCGAGTTTGAGGCCGATCCGGTGTTGCAGGAGCTGCTCGCGCGTGCGGACGAGGATGCGCCGGTGGAACATCTGAAGGCCGGTGAAGCGTACCTGTCGGACTTCGGCGCGAACCCGCCGCTGAGCGAGCCTGCGACGGAAGCGGAGGATTGAGCGCGTGCGCATCCTGATACTCGATTTGGAAACCAAGCCAGCCATCGTCTATTCGTGGGGGATGTTCAATCAGTCGTTCAGTCCATCGCAGGTCATCGACTGGGGCGGCGTCCTTTGCTTCGCGGCCAAGTGGCATGGCGAGGATGAAACCAAGTTCTGGGCGGAATGGAAGGGGCGCGAGCGCATGATCAAGGCGGCGCACCGGCTGTTGGATCAGGCGGACGCGGTGGTGGGCTGGAACAGCGCGCGATTCGACACCAGGTGGCTGCACGCGGAGTTCGTGCGCATGGGCCTGTCCCGCCCGAGCCCCTACGTCAACGTGGACCTGATGCGCATCCAGAAGCGCGACACGTTCATGCTGTCGAACAAGCTGGAGTCCCGCCGGCTGTGGCTGGGCAAGGGGGGCAAGCTGGACACGGGCGGGTTCGGTCTGTGGAGGGCGGTGCTGGCAGGTGACCGGGAGGCGCGCCGGAAGATGGAGGAATACAACCGGCAGGATGTGGAGATTACGGCCGAGGAGTTTGACCGGATGCGGTCTGGCGGCTGGATTCGCGGCCTGCCCAACTTCGCTATTGACGGCGGCCACGTCTGCCCGTCCTGCGGCAGCGACCGGCTCCAGTCGCGCGGGTTCCAATACACAAAGACGCGGCGGTATCGCCGGTTCCAGTGCCGCGATTGCAGCTCGTGGAGTCAGGCGGTGCATTGCGAACCAGGATCTGCTAGCGTGAAGGCGGTGGTATGAGCGACCTGTATTCCACTGATCCGCCCCACCCCTGCGAACGCCTCGCCAGGATTGAGGGGGAATCGAACTTCCTTAGCCTGCTGGTAGGGATCGAGGCTGGGCGGGACACGACTGAGGACATGGCGGCCCTGTCCTATGCCCGAAATCGGGGCGTCGTAGTTGAGGCATTGGAGGCTCGGTGGTCGGGGAGTGTCCGGCACCGTGTCGCCCTGTGCCATCTGGTGCTCGGGACCATGCAGGTAGCCGAAAAGGACAAGGCGTGGGTCAGGGCGGCGATTCTGGACGGCTACGCCCTGTTCGTCGGCAAAGAGGTCAAGGACAGCGAGACGGCCGCCAAGATGTTCAAGGTCCGGAAGGGGGACTATCTGGCGGTCCGGAAGTACGCCGAGCGGTTCCTGCTGGCGCTGGCGATGGATGCAGAGCGGCCGTGGATTCGCGCGAGGTTCGGGAACTGAGAACGCCGGCTAAAAGCTATACTTAGATTGAATGAAGGAATCAGGGCCGCCATGTGCGGCCCTTTTGTTTGCCCGGCGCTGCTGGGCGGCCGGCAAAAGTCCGATTGGGACGCCGGCCTTATTTGCGGAGCGCCCCATGACCGAGCCTGACGACGACGATATCGAGTGGGTCCCGGGCGAAGCGGTGTACCTGCCGGAGGACACCTGTTGGGTGGCGGACCCCGATTTCCTGCTGCCGGACAGTGGAGTCGAGGGCGTTCTAGCGATGCAGTACCGTGGGGGTGACCTGTTCTACCTGGACGGGGCCACGCGGAAATGGGTCAACGTCGAGGCCGAGGAAAAGCCGACGCGGCGATTGAAGCCGGTCAACTAGCGGCCTGCTGAGCCGTAACCGGCAGTCATTTCAGGGGGAATGCATGTGCTAAGGGACATCGACGCGGTCGGCGTGGCGGCCGGCAAGGTCGGGACGTATGGAGGCGGGGCGAGCGCATTTGTGTTCGGGCTGACGGCAAACGAGTTCGCCGCTCTGGGCGGCATCGTCGTGGGCGTGCTCGGCCTGCTGGTGCAGTGGTACTTCAACCGTAGGCGTGACCGTCGCGAGCATGAGGAGTTCATCGCTCGCATGAGGCAGTATCGTGAGCGCGCCCAGGAATCTGAGCGGTAAGGTCATCGGCGGCTCGGTGGCGGCTGTGCTGATCGCTGCCGCGGCGATCATCAGGCCGTGGGAAGGTCTGGAGACGGACCCATACGAGGACGTTGTTGGCGTCTGGACGGTCTGCTACGGCCAGACTGGCGTGGAGATGCGCAGCTACACGCCGGACGAGTGCGACGCGATGCTGCGTGAGAGTGTCGCGCGGTATGCCGACGCGGTGGGTAAGTGCATCCACCGGCCGCTGACCGTGAATCAGTGGGCTGCTGTCACGTCGTGGGCCTACAACGTCGGCACCGGCGCGGCCTGCGGCTCGACGCTGGTGCGCCAGATCAACGCGGGCGAGCCGCCGGAGGTGTGGTGCCGGCAGCTCCTGCGGTGGGACAAGGCGGGCGGGCGGACTGTGCGCGGTCTGACGCTGCGCAGGCAGGCGGAGTATCGCGTCTGCATCGGGGAGGCCGAGGAATGATCAATATGCCCGGCGCCTCTGCGCGGATTTACGTGTACGCGCTGGGTCTCACTATTGCGTTCTGCGCGGGCGCGTGGGTTGGCTATCAGCCCGGCGCTGTGCGTGCGGAGCGGGCAGAGCGTGCGCTCGCGATGGCGCAGCGTGACGCGGCACAACGGGTGGCGCTGGCAGAGGGCAGGGCCCGCGAGGCTGAGCGCAGGGCAGCCGAAAGGATCGCTGAGATCGAGGCGGCCCAAGCGGCCCAACAGGAGCGAATCGAAAGTGAAATCGAAGCTCGCACTCGTGATTTGCGCGATGGCAATCTCCGGCTGCGCCGCGAAATCGCCGCTCTTGCAACCGCCAGCGTGTCCCGAGAGGCCGCCGCTACCGCAGAGTCTGAGGCAGCCGCTGCACGCGGAGCGGAGCTTGTCGCAGCTGCTGTTGGAATCGGGGCTGCCTGCGACGCCCGAATCCAGGCCCTGATCGAGGCATACGAGGCGACCCGATGACTCCGGACGAGCTGGGCATCGCGTTCGCTCAAGCGTGCCAAGAGCGGGGCCAGGTTGGATTTGCGCTGCGACTGCTGGAATCGGGCAGCGTCCGGCTGATCGGACTGAGCCTGCCGGGCCACGTTGTCGCGGATCTGCTCCGGACGGCAGCGGACGTGTACGAGGCGAATGCTGCGCCGGAGACGGTGAACTAAGGAACTCTGATGGGCTGCAAAGCATGTGAGCGCCGCAGGAAACGGATGCGTGAGCTGCGGGACAAGAAGGCGGCCAAGGGCAAGAAGGTTCAGGCGGCGGTGATTGATGCTGCGCTGAAGGCGTCCGAGGCGGCAGGCAGGGCGCTAGGCATCCACGGCGAGGTGGACGATGAGCGACGAGAGAATCCAGGGGACGGCGCCTGAGTTGTCGGCTGCGCTGAATCGCATCGCTGACGCGCTGGAACGGTTGGCCGACGTGTACCTGTACGTCAATGACCCCGAGGGAGAGGAGGGCGAGCTGCCGCAATCGCGGGCGCTGCCGGAGGGGTTCAGGGGCATGCGGTGATGGGCGACAGGGCGAAGGTTGGCAATGGCCACCCTGAGCCCGTCAGCCGCTGGGGCAGGGGCAGAGGCGGCAGGCCATGGCGTCGGCTGGTAGAGGCAGTCAAGCGCCGGGACAAGTACACCTGCCAAGCATGTGGGCGGGTGACTGAGGACGGCGAGTGCGACCACATCGTCCCCACGCACAAGGGCGGCAAGACGGAGCTGGCGAACTTGCAGTGGCTGTGCAGGGAGCCGTGCCATGCCGCTAAAACGGCAAGGGAGGCGCTAGAGGCGCGAGGCGTCGAGCCAGTCAGGGTGAGCCGGGCGGAGCGCAGGAAGCGCCCTGGCGACCACTGGGGCAGGTGAGTGGCGCAGGATGCCGGGGGGGGGCATTTGTTAAAATTGTGTTAAGCGACGGACAC